ACCGGTTACATGTGCAGATACATATACACTCTTCTTACCTTTTACTAAAGGACACATATTACAACGCATACCTCTTTGATGCATATTACCAATATTGATATGCATTGGCATTCGTAAAATATCAGTACGTAGACACAGTAATACGTGTAGTAACTATGTACTTAAGAACATCCACGATTGTTCTCCAAACCTACTATATATGTGATTGCATACTAATTCCTTTACATCAAAGTAAGGTTTAAGTTGTTTAATTATTTCTTCTCTCGGCATCATTGTTATTCATCATTAGGGCATCACCAACTAGATTGGCTGCTACGTTCATACCAAATTGTTTAGTATCATTATCTATCTCACTTACCTTCATGTTGATTTGAAGGAGCAGAAGATATATCTGCTCCAACAATTCTCTATCTGTCATATGTGCTAAGTACGGATTCATTAGAAACTAATAGTTTGATCTCCTGTTTGTAACAGGAACGATTTAACTAACTTATACCTACCATTCTCACGTACATATATATTCCCTATATTCCCAGCATAAATAGTTCCTCTATTAATAGCTAAACCATTAGAAGTTTTCCATGTGAATGTATTAGGTACCATAAAACCTAAATATGCAGTTTCACCTTCTACTGGCGTCTAACCAGAAGGGAATAAGTAACCAGTACTATAAGTAATACTAGTTAAAGTAAGCTTATTGTCAACTACCTATTGCCCTGCTTGGATAACATTTGTAAATACTTGAGCACCACTCTCTGCTTGAGTTAAAGTAATCTTAGCACTTCTCTAGTTAGTTGTTAAGTTCTATGCTACAGTTATATATGTAGTGTTGGTTGTAGTTCTTGCAGCATTAACCCAACTTGCGTTTGACGAGAATTCGTAGTTTAGAGATTCTGTAGTTTCACTACCGTCGCTTTTAAGTACAGTCTTATAAGAATTCACTGTAAGCGTCTCGTTCGTTTCTGCTGCAGTTACGCTTAAATTCGTCGGAGTTACGTTAAACGTATATGTAGGAGTATGACCGCTTTGAGTTATCTTTATAGATTGAGTCTTACCAGATTCATTCTATGTAAATACTAGAGTAGTACTTCTAGTATTAGAAGTAGTGTTTTTCAATATCTCTACAGTTGTTTTTCCAGTTGTAGATACAACTACCCAATCAGTACCACCAGAAGTTAAACTATAGCCTATATTACTACCATTCTTAGTAGATACTGTTCTTGGTATGAAAGAGGCACTACTATATGGAGCATCATATGTATTTGGTGTTATTGTAAATACATATACATTTTCAGCAGGCTTAGCATCTTGACTAACATTAACAGTTAATGTATTACCAGAACCACTCTGAGTTAATACTACTTTTCCACTTCTTGCAGATCCACTATTATCGGATGCACTAATAGTAACTTTACTACTAGTAGTAGAAGTAGTTATCCAGCTAGGTTTACTAGACACACTCCAAGATTGACTACTACCATTCTTAGTAGATACTACTGATATATTAGCAGCAGTTCCATTAGTAGAGAAATCCCACGGGAAGCTTGCGCTAACATCTGAGGTACTACCATCTTCCCAAGTAAATACATAATTATCTGCAGGTGGTACATAACCGCTTTGTGATATTGTAGCATAATCTCTTTTTCCAGATTCACTCTATGTAAAGTACACATTTGCAGATCTAGAAGATGTAGATGAATTAGAACTTATAGTAAATCTACCATTACTATATGTAGCCCATGAAGGTAATGTACTACTATCTATACTATATCCTAAACTGATCTGATTACCATTTACCAACTTATATGAAGTAAAGCCTATATCTCCTGTACCACCACTAGCTCCAACATTAACTTGCCACGGACTAATTGTAAATACATACTCAATAGTAGGTTCAGCACCTGCTTGAGTAACTGTACAAGTAGCTGACTTACCACCATGAGTTGCTTTAATAGTTGCGGTTCTACTAGATGTCGATGTATTCTCTCCTAATGTTAAAGTACTAGGTGAAGAGCTACTACTAAGACTACCTAAGTTAGTAGACAGTGTAGGATTACCTGTTTCTTCAGTAACATCTCCACTAGCCCAATATACGGTTCTCTTAGCACTAGCTGTAATAGTAGAAGTACCGCCACTACTAGATACACTAGTGGGACTAGCTGATACAGATATAGTCCATTCTCCGTATGAACTAATAGTATCTCCACTCTGTGATAGACTAATAGTAGCTGTCTTATTAGATTCATTCTGAGTTAAAGTAATTTTACCTGTTCTATTTGAAGCAGTCTAATTAGCAGAAGCACTTACTGTAGTTCCGCTTATAGAGAATCCAGTACCAGATGCGCTAGAAGTTTTTAATGATACACTTATATCACCACTCTATTCTACTCCATCTAATACCTTTCTTTTGTAAGAACTATAAGTAAACTATTTACTGCCACCACTTGCTGGGAATGACATACTAGTAGGTGATACTGTTAAGTAGTAATTCCAAGTCTCTACCTTCTTACGTATATCATCTATCTTTACACATTCGTTAGCTCCATAAGTAGAAGCATTATCAATAACGATTAATGAATTAATAGCTAAAATCTAGGTCTTAGTAGGGCATTCTGTCCCACTCTTACCTAGACTAAGCTTACTTAATATCATAGAATATGTTGCTATTTCATTACTCATGTTGCTTATTCTTTAAAGTTTCTATTTCAGCTTTAAGCTTTTCAATCTCATCCTTAAGCATCTTAACTCCTTCAATAGCTAATACACCTAACATCTCATACTCTACCTTCTTAACCTTAACATACTCTTCACCATCTTTAGTGAATGATTCAAATTGTTCAGGGTTCTTTACTTCAGTTTTAAGAGTATCGCCTTCAGTTACTATATCTTCAAAACCTAATTCCTCTAAGTCCTATGCTATAGTACCTATTTGCTTCTAATCATTCATTATAAATGATACAGTAGGTATAGAGCATATCTGTTCTAAAGTATAATCTAATGGTTTAATGTCTGATTTTAATCTAGCATCGGATTCTTTGAAGAAACCACCGACTGCAGATACTTTACCAGAAGATGTAACATTACCTACTGCTATATTATCATAAGAGTATATAGCCTATTTAGGAGTTATAGTTACTGTTCTAGTTACTCCAGAAGTAGGCATAGCAGCATTGGTTATAGATTCAACCATATTACGATAGTCACTGCTATTGCTATAATAAGCATGTACTACAAAAGATTGGAATTGTCGTATTTGTTTAAACCACAAATAAACCTTACCATCATAGTTAAATACTTTTATATCACCAAACCCAGATCCGTTATTAACTCCAGAATACTATAGTATTGAATTTCCTGAATTATAATTATAAAACTATATTACTGTATCAAACGGAGGTGTAGTATAATAGGAATTACCGAATATTCTTACAGTAATCATTGCATCAACACTAGATGCATTTCTTAATTTTACCAAACATCCTTTATCATAGTTATATACCATTTTTGGTGAATAACGCTAATCTAACTCATTAGCATAATTACCTTTATGGAGTAATTTATAATGAGTACCTCCATAATAGAAAGTTGCTCCTTCATCTAAACTATCTACTCTACCTAATGATATACACGGATGAGTTGATAGTTTATCATTATACAGATATGCACCTAATAAGTTAGTATATCCTACTTCTGCAGTTTGTGTTCCACTATTAATAAACTGTATATAACTAGAAACATCAGTTCCATGTAAAGTTAAAGGAGTTACTGATGAAGTTTGATTTATTGTTAATGCTCCCGTCATAGTATCCCCAGCTTTCTTTACAAAAGCAGATGGACTGATACCACCAACTGTGTCAGCATTGCCAGCATTAGCTGGCTTACCAACGCTTACAGTCTATGCACTACCTCCAGATGGAGTTACTGTGAAATTACCAGCAGAACCATTAGCAAATGTGTATGTAGTATTAGTATCCTATGCTGGTACTCCTAATGCAGTTATATCAGACTTAGTTACCGCAGTAACACTAGCTACATGACTAGTAGAATCAGTAGAGAACTTATAGAATCCAGATGCTTTGCTAGGTGCAGAACCAGCAGGATGTACATAGTTATTATATGTAGCTCCTTTAGTTAAAGTAAGAGTATCACCACTAATAGATGCAGTAGTAACAGCATTACCAGAACCAGCTACAGTTACTTTACCAACCTTCTTAGCTAATTCTGTATTCATAGTAGACTACAGATTATTGATATTAGTCTGTAACTGAGCATCACCATCCTTTCTAGCTTGTATCTCTACATTCAAATCATTAGTAATCTCAGATGAACTATTCTCAATAAGTTCTTCTAATCTGTCTACTTCAGTAGTTACTCTATTATCTAGATTAGTAATTCTATTAGGTATATTAACGTCTAAGTTCTACTTATCACTAGCAGTCATTACACCAGCTGCAGATTGTGTAGCAGCAGGTATAGTCTATGACTTAGTAATAGGATTCGCATATGAATTACTAGCTGCAGATAAATCAGATTGCTTATAGTTAATAGTTACACTAGTTGCATTTCTAGATGTTGCATCTATACCAGTAACTAAGTTATTAGGTAGTGAATCAAGTTTATCACCAGGATTCTGTATACTACCAAATTCATCATACAAATCATCTAATCTACCTTTATCTATTGCAGACATAGCGCCTGCATTAGTAGTTGTAGCTGATGGTATATCTATGTTATCATCCTGTAGTGGACCGTAATTTAAACCATCTTTAGCTGCATACTTATAGTTAATCTTAACTAATTCACCAGTACTAGTAGTAGGAGTAAGGTATGAAGTAAGCTTAGTAGGCATACTATTTAAAGCATCTCTATTAGCTTTACCTTTATCTCCAGGATATGCAGTACTAGGAGTTTCACCTAATGCTAAACTCTGGCTAATCTCTAAGTATTGAGTACCAGTCCATCTGTATGTTAAGTTAGTATCCTTAGCTACATATATCTTACCAGTTTCACCAGTTTGAGGAAATTGATCTTTAGTAGAGAACTCTAATACATCATCTACATAAGATGGTAATTGAGCTGCAGGAACCTTACCAGTTGAGTCTAATTCAGCTAAACCGCCTGGTTGACCTTTAGTACTAATGAACGCATTTAAACTATTAGTAATAGTAGTATCACCTGCTTTTCTATCTTCAATCTCTTTCTGTAAAGCATCTTCTAGTTTATCAGTAACTCCATCAAACTTATTCTCTATACGGTCTATCTCTGCTTCTCTATCAGCAATCTCCTTATCAATCTTATCATCAAGATCGTCTATTCTATTATTTATATTGGAGTCAGCTTCCTTTAGATCTTCAATCTGCCCAGGTATAGTAGTATTAAGTTCTACATAGTCTTCCTTACTCATTAGACCATCCATAGATGCAGTAGCATTAGCTATACGTATATCCATATAGATGTTGTTACCACTCTTAATAGTGTTCCATGATACACATGGAGTACTATTCTGTCTAAAGGTAATGCCATTGGTTACTAAATCATAAGTAGATGTATTAGTACCGTCTTTAAACTTAATGTTAGTTAATGCTAAATTACCTATATATACATACTGACCATTATCTGTAAGTACTTTAGTACCATCTCCAGTAGTCTTAATAACTGTAGTAGTATATTGTTCTTTACTATAGTTTAATGAACCATCTACAGTAATAGTATCAAATACTACTTGAGATATATTATCTGTACCTTCTTCTTTAATAAAGTCAGGAGATTCAATATATATAGTACCACTAACTATAGCTACTTCAGTTGCTAAGTCTAATCCGTTTCTATTAGAGTTAATAGTATAGATAAGCTTACCTTCTTCTATAGCTTGCTTTAATGCGTCATAATCTTCTTGACTTACTTTACCATCAACGATAGTAGGATCAAAGATATACATAGTCATATCTTTAAACTCTATCATTCGGATCTTACCATTTCTTTCACCATCTTGGAATGGAATCATTTCCTATCCTGTGACAGCAGTACGTTCTGAAGCTTGACTAATCTTTAAACCTTTAATTCTTGCTATCATTGTCAATCAAATTATTTTCTTTCTACTATTCTAACAGTACTACACCGTTATCTTCCCATAACCAAGGATCTGCATCCTCTGTCAACAATGCTAATACATAAGGATCGTATAATCCTCTAAAGTATCCATTACCACAACCACACTTAATACAATACGGTTTGAGTTTCATAGGTATACCACTATATAATTGTGGTTTAACCTAATGTAAGTATCTCTTTAGTATTTCAGAATCTATAGGAGTAGTAACACTAGATGTGTTACTAAACTCCAATAAATCTGTTAATTCATTGTATACTATGGTTGCTACAACATCTCTATTGTTCCTAAGTATATTAGTCTTAAGTATAGAGTTTGTTTTACTGTTTATATATTCTTTTGCTTTATCCATAGTAATTATGCGTTGGCGTATGTTTTAGTTGTAAGATTGTTTTTTGCAAATATTAAACCTTCTGTTGGGTTTAAATTAGCAGTGTATGTATCGCTTCCTAATACTTTCTATATGTATATACTACCATTTCCAGATATGAGTATCTACGAACCATTACTACATCTAACATATATGTTTCCCTAGTTAGGAGACTAGTTCTAAGTTCCGTATATATCTATTAGATAAAAGTCTGAATCTGTAGATTGAGGTACTCTCAGTCCACTAAAACTATCACCTGCCAATATTACTTTACCGTGAGTACTATCTCCTACATTAAGTTCATTAATTTCTCCAGAAGAATTCCAAGTGATATTACCTTTTGCTAACTATCCGCTACCATCAGAATTTAAACCAAACCACTCAGTAAATGGAGTCTGGGCCTGACCCATGCGCATGCCTGTTGAATCTAGTTTAAACTAATAATCACCTGTAAGCTAGGATATGTTATTTTTCTTTATGTAAGTACCTACTGTAGATAACCCACCAGTATTGTTAATCATACTTAATCCGCTACCGTCTAGAGTAAGCTTAGTATCAGATGTGGTTAACTACAACTAACTATTCTCAGAATCAGCAGCTAAGTGTATACCTCCAGCTCCAAAGTAAGCTTCACCATTCTCAAAGTCTAACAAGAAATTAGGTCTAAATGAGTTAGAAGTGTTCATAGGATCTGAAGTATTAATCAAATGATATTCAGAACTATCACCACCACTAGCATTCTTACCTCTTTGTGAGAACATCAGGTTATTATTAAATACAGCTCCACCTACTAATGAGTTAGGTGCAATAAGTAAGTCAGTATAGATAGCTTCAAAGTTTTTTAATGGTTCCCATGCTCCAGAGGTATCTGTTCCTGGCGATTCATTATTCTGCTACGTACCAATCCATGTCATTACGGCTTTTAAAAAGAAATAGTGATTGCCTTCAGTATCTCCTCCAGTATCATATACATATGGAGCAGTTTCTCCATCGTTAATGTAAGGGGTAGTAGTACTATATATACCCATAGGATATGCTATAGGTTGTGAACCTACTGGATCTGGAGTAATTATACCACCCATAGGGTTAGGTTTAGACCAATATTGACCAGACTCTAATTCGTCATTTATTATTCTACATTGAATAAACCATATGTAGTTATATTCATCACCACTAACTAACTCAGGAACATCTATAGACCAACCTTTTGGATCTCTCTTACGCTTCATAGTGTCGCTCCATTGTTCTCCTGTATAAGTAGTTTCAGTACCTTTACAGTATCTAACTTCATAACCTACTCCAGGAACACCTGAACCACCATTATCACCAGTCATACCAGTCATATAGTATGGATCGCACCAGTCTTCTATCATAGTATTATCACTACCATTGATATAAGCAAAAGTAGCCCATAAGACTTTACCATTACTTAAAGCAGGAGCTGAAGAACTCCAACCAGAAGGATAACGAGTATCTTGGTCTAACGAAGGAGCTGAACTCCAACTATTGTTTCTAGCAAATCTGTATTCATAGTAGTTACCATCCATGCCTTGAACCTTACCTACATTTACCCAGTCACTACCATTCCATACCCATAAGAAGCCATCAATAACCCAACCGTCTCCTATTTCATTACCACTAGTTGGAAGATCATCTGTAGAATCTAAAGTGCCTTTAATGATAACCCCCTGCCCGGTTACTTTTACTACAGCTCCCCATTCTATTACAGAACCTGTTTCACCTTGAACCAATGCTATACATTTCCACCATATACCAGTAGACATATCAGGAGTAAGTACCCAACCATCACCAGGATTATATGGGTCATTACTAGTAGGCTTCTCAGGTTGAGTCTGACTTTGCTTAAATGCTTCTACTTGATAATTAAAATTATTACCATCTAGACCAGGTACACCAGTAATTAAGTAAGGACCTTGCCAACCTCTTTCTTCTTCAGGTAAGGATTCATCAATTACTAACTTATTATCAAAAGTAACAAGGGCTTGAATACCCCATATAGCTTCTTTACCAGTTGCAGTAGGCATACCTACACCCCAGATACTACCAGGATTAATATTTAATCTATCTGGATCTCTAGGTTTAACGTCGCTACCAGATGTCTTAGTATACATTACTCTAAGATGTTGACCATCTTGACCATCATCTCCCCATTTAGCCCATAATGCTGGAGAACTAAAGTTACCCCATTTGTGTGTATCACCTTTATATTTTCTTTTACTAACCCACTCGTATTGAAGTTCTTGTGTTACTCCTTTAGGATCATCAAACCAAGGTTGTTCACCAGGAGCTGATTGAGGTATATATTCATCCTGATCTGGGTTGTTATCTGTAATCTCTTTAGGAGAAGCTGGTAGTTTAGTACGTTGATAAATATATTCTACTCCATCACCATCTTTACCATTTACACCCCATTTAGACCAAATAGTAGGATCACTCCACTCACTCCAACTACCATCAGTTTGTAAGTTATGTGAACAAACCCATTCACATTGATATTGTTCGCTAATACCTGTAGGATGATCAGTCCACCCTTGTCTAATAGCTTCAGTCTGGCTGTTACCTGTAGGTTTAGTAGGTGTAACTAAACTAGTTACAGTAAGCTTATATACGAATTCAATATTACTACCATCAGCTCCATCATGACCATCTGCACCTGTAAGTCTCACAGGAGTACTCCAAGGTACTACTATTGTACCTTTACTAGAGAAAGTAGCAGTAGACATCCATACATAACCATTAGGATTACTATCACTACCAGACCATCCTTCAGGATATATTATAGTGTTAGTATCATAATCCCAACTACCACCTACAGGAGTATCAGGTCTTTCTATACTCTTAGTAGACTTATACGCTATTACTACTCTAGTAGTATCTCCATTTATACCTGGTACACCATCAATACCATCTTTGCCATCCTATCCATCTTTACCATCTTTACCATCTTTACCAGCATCACCAGTTCTACCAGCAGGTATACCAAATGAGAATAGAAATTGATCTTTATCTAAAGATACAGATGCAGTAGGTGTACTTGATTCATATACATCCTTAATTGCAGCTTTAAACTTAGAATTACCTATAACTATATCAGCTACAGATTCAAGCGGTAATTTATAGTTATTGCCTTTTTCTGCAGTAACAATGTATTCACTACCTGTAGCTTCAAGCTTCTCTTCTAAGTCCAATATCTTTACACCATCACATTTTTGTATCATATCTATTTATTTTATAATTTACAATAACCATTACTGCAATTTCCTGTACTGCAAGTATTGTTAGAACAAGAGTAACAAATACCACTAAATAAAGTAGCAGAGTTACGCTCTTTCTCTAAATGAAGACACTTATCGTTTTCTGTATTGAAACAATCACCTTTCTGAGTAAGAATAGCATTGTTACAGCAAGTACTAGCTGCACATTTTGGTTTGATAGATATCTCAAGTAATCTACAGATATCTACATATAATTGTAAAGCATCACGATAGTAATCGGATGCTAAAGCATACTCAAGCAACTATCTCTTAAAGACTACTAACATTATGTTCTGCATAGTCTGATCATCTAAACAAGTTGAGCAGTGAGTATGTAATTTCCTAATCTCTGCCATATATACAATTGAAGGATTGTAGTATATGCCATGAAAATGAATTTCTTCCTATTCCGTAAAACATCTCAAAGTAACGTATTTCATATTCCAATCTAATTCCAGAATATCGTCATTAGTTACAGTTACATTATTTTCGGAATCTACTGTAATATTCTCGGAAAAGCTAATGTTATGTATAGGACTGTCTTCAAGTATGTTCTTTAAATTCCATACTTCATCTATATAAACTTCCTTACTATAGTTACTAAGATCTACTTCAGTCTCTATCTTAAAGGTCAGTTTATCACCATCTATTTGTATATTTGTTAATTTGTCCATATATCAACAATAAAAAAAGTGGAGAGTGGAATATTCCACAACTCCACTTCTGTAGTTTGTAAAAGGAATCTTATCCCAAATTCAATCTCTCTAACGTGGATTAGGCAATTGTCTTACCAGCAATAAATGACTGAATACCTTTATCTACAATAGAATCAACTAAACTAGGACAATAAACTTCCGTAGTCAACGGAGTAGTCTTGATGTACTGATTATCATTGCTCAAGTACAGGTTATCGTTTTCGATGATAGCATAATCATATTCTGCATCTTCTACTACTTTACGAGCCTGTTCAACAATAGGATATGCACCAGTAAATACGTGACCTTTATAACCCATGTTACGTACTTCTGCATCACGTACTTGCTTCCAATAACCCTTACCTGGATTACCGGCAGTCTTAACAATCGTAGCACCTACAACTGCCTTAGGCTGATTAGCAAGCAATGCACCAGGAATAGTCTCATACAGAGAAGCTTCCATAGATACAACGCTATATTCATTTAAAGAATAAACGCCTTCATTATCATCCTTCGGCATAGCAGTCAAAGTCAGAACTGCAGCAGAAGCAGAAGCCTGTACTCTACGATTCTTATGAGCATTGATCTTCTTCAACAGAGCATTTACTAAATCTGCAGGGGTAGTAGTTTCAGCATATACTTCATAAGTATGAGTAAACTGCCAAGCGGCTTCATACATATCCTTATAAACAATACGCAAAACGTAACGATTACCAGCAATAATAGTAGCGTTAGTTAAAGTGATTACAATCTTTTCTTCAACAGGAGCTACATATTCGCCAATTACTGCAGACGGTTTAGAAGCTTTCTGAATTTCAGTAGAGAAATCAATATTAGCTTTCTGTGCTACCGTACCATCAGGCATAGTAACATTCATCTTTTCACCTGCTACACCTACATACAGAGAGTTAGCATTCACTGCATCAGCAGCAGTCTTAATAAGAGCCTTATTCTCATCGAACAAAGCAACATCACCAACAGCTAAAGCATCCACTGTAGTGTAAGAAGCCGGAGCTTGTTTTCCAATCAGAACTGAGTGTACTGAAGTTATCATATTAAATGTTTGTTTTTAAATTAGACATTAGCGCTTAGTCTATTCGCTTACTTTCTACTTTCATTATTTCAGATTTCCACGTTGGTAAGCGCCTTAATTATTCGTCCTAAGATTTCTTAGAACTTGCATTAGGTATAGTTTGTACTATCATTTGAACTGCTAGATCAACTATATCCTAGTGTGTATTTTCTGGAAGATCTGTGTATTCTTTAGTTAAATCCTAGAGAGTACCTAAATCCTTGGCTTTTCTTAAGTAAGTAAGCTCATAAGAACTTATATCATATTTACCATCAGTATATAATACAATTTTATTGTCAGTATATACTCTAATAGGTTTTGCTTGATTATAACGCAATCTGTGATCTGATAGACTATTACTTAGTCTAGAGCTTACTGTCTCTATTGTGGCCTCTATTACATCAGACTCACGAGTAATTAAGTTATTGCATTTATTATCCTTTATACTTATATATACATTTTCACCAAGTGCAAACATATAATCTTCAGGATAATCAGCTTCCCATTTATTACCTAATTTACTAAAGCTATAAGTAGTATAGCTCTTAGTATTTACTAAAGTACGTATGTTATCAGTAATCTCTTGATTTCTCTAGAATACTCTAAAGTTCTGTTTAACATATTCGTCTTTAGCTTTGTTTATGAAATGAAACAAAGTATCTGAAGGAAACTTAATAGTATCATTATAGTTTGTTATAATGTTATTCAGTTGCCTTTCTACATTTATTTGAAAATCTCTTTCGCGCATAATTATTCAGATACTTGATTTAACTAAAACTTAGAAGATTGTCTCTGAGATTCTATATTCTCTAAAGCAATTACTACAGCTCTATTAATAATCTCATACATGACATCTTCAGGAAAATCTAATTCTTGTTCAGGTTTAGTGTAGTCAAACTTAGTTGGTTTCTTAACATAAGTAATATCTACTCTATAGAACTCTGTATTATCTTCTACTCTTGGAGCATACATAGGATCCTGCATTAAAACAGGATCTACGTATACTAAGAGTTTATCATTTTCTAAAGTAGCTACTGGATTCTCTACCCAAGGTATATTATTATAAGTCTACTTAAAAGGCTTTACTAATTCATGACTAGTAAGTACGCAGTTAGTCTAGAATTGTCCATACTTAAGTAATACACTAAGTATAGTCATTCTATTATCTTCATCATGAACATCTTCTAATGCATACTCATTGTAGCCTGTATGTACAGCATGAAGATTAACATCTGTAGCTATTAACTTTTCTATCTCAGATAAGTTAGATACAGAACCTTCTAAACCTACTCTTAAAGTATTATTGCCAGTAATCTTATTACTTAAGATTTCTAGCTGTGCTTGATTAAGAAATAAGTCTACTTCCTCGTCTAAAAATGCGGGGCATCCGCCATAAGCAATACCTTCTGCATTCTTATCCAGAACTACCTTGAAAATTATATGAGAATCTTTATTAGTCATTACTTAGATTTAATTTCATTAAGTATTGCTAATTTAATATCTTGATTCTTCTTATCCTTAAGATAAGCAATTACATCTTCAAGACCATTACCAATTAAATCAGTACCAAAGTAATATTGAGCACGATTCTTTCTAATAATGTTTTTAGCAATAGCTTCTTCAATTACGAAGTTAATTTCTTTATTAGGGTTATTTACCCATTTCATCAAGAACTTAGAAGGATCAGCTTCAATAAATTCTGACAGTTTAGCTTCAGCAACTTCATTAGACATAGAATCTGATTTCATACCATAAAGGCGTAAACACTTACGCATTTCTTCAGTAGACATCTTATCCATTTCTCTATATGCTTCACGCTTAACCTTATTGAACTTATTCTGTTCCTCTGCTTCACTGTCCTTATTAATCATAACATAATCTGTACCAGGTTTGATATTATTTAAACCGTTTGCTACTCTCTTATGATTCTTAAGGAATAAATATTTTAATTCGTCCTCAGGTCTATTAGTGTCAAGTAGTACATCTTTCCTTCCTATCTTAATAGCAAAAGTATCCCAAAATGCACTACTGGGTGATAACTACCCCTCAGGATAACCAATTTCTTTTTCTAATCTAGCTGCATCTTCTACAGATAAACCAGTATATAAATTACCAGATCTAGTCCAGTAAGAGCTTACATAGTCAAAACATGTAGGCCATTTAGTAATCCCCGTCCAGGGATTGGTTTTAATTATTCTAACGATTACTTCCATAATTATTAATTAGATTGTTCAGTTAGTATCTTTCTGTTTTAACAGTTTTCCAGAGAAATTTTATTCTGTGATCATTTGGATTTCTTGGAGGATTCTTTAATTGGATGCGGATGGTATTACGGCTTAAACCATTAGCTTTGCAGGCCTCTATAATAGAATCATACTCTGCTATAAATTCTCCAGTTTTAGAGTACTGATAAACTTTAGTTTTACATTGCTCTTGCAATTTAGATAAGTGTTCCTTTTGTTTATCAGAACATTTACCTTTTCTAGATTCAGACATCTTCTTTTTAGTATCTTCTGACGCTTTACGACCTAAGGCTTTTTGTCTGATTTTTTCTTTGGTCTCTTCAGAATGCATTCTACCAAAAGTTCCGTCTCCGCCTTCAGTTAAGTTATACCCTATACTCCTATCTGTAGAATTATACCATTTAATCCAGTATTTCTCTTTTTCTTTTAACTCATCGTAGGTATCAGCAAAATCAATTATTTCTAATGTAAAACTTTCTTCGCCATATTTCGCCATAGAACGATGAATCGGAGAAGGTTCGCCGATGCGAGATTCATACCAATGATGGCGATATCTCGCACCAGAACCTTGATTTGTTATTCCAATATAAACCTTATTAGTTAACTTATTTGTTATTTTATATACTTCGTTACTTTTCATATCCTTAATGTGTTAGATATGTTAATAACGGGAGTAGCTTAATAAGGTTCCCAAATTAGTTTAACTTTTTTGAATTAATCTGCGTCACATATCAACTCTCCACATGCTCTGGGGTCTCTAAGCATAATACCCATTTCTCCAAGGAAGAATACAGTGTAACCATCCTTACCATTAGATCTCAGAGTATTAATAGACTTACCATAACCAGACGGAAGAACTGCACCACCAGTAGTCCAAGTTACGAATTCACGATCCTTACGAACTACCTTAACGATGTTAGCTTCACCATCACGTCTACCCAGATCCAGGAACGTCATACGATATGATTCCAGCGGTTTCAGAGTAACCGGATGCAACTTACGATTGTAAGTAATATCGTCATACAGCGGGAAATACTTCAGAGTCAACTCGATACCATTAGTCATCTTATAAGTCTTGAACTGACCACCGAAAGTAAGACTATCACCAGAACCAGTTACAAATACAGTATCAATAAGGTTCATGTTAACTACCTTTTCCTTCAGAATTCTATCGAATTCACGGATACCCATTTCACCAGTCAATGCAACAAACTTACGTTCGTTAGTACCAAGTACATTGTAAGACAGGTCAAACAGGAAGTCTTCTAGCAATTCTGCAGTAAGATGAGTATAGTAACGTCTGTTAGACGGAGCAATCTGTTCCAACAGACCAGCACCAATAAATACTGGACGACCGTTAGTACCCTTCAGATTACAAGAACCATCTTTATTTACATTAGATTTCATGTAAACCAGCATACGTTCACATCTCTTATACCATTCACGCAGAGCTACCCATTCCTGATAATCAGCCCACAAATAAGACTTCTTACCAGTCTTAGGATCTTGCAAAGCAATAGCCATTACTGTAGAATAAGCTGAACCAGTAATATCATAGTTGATACGAATTGTAGTAAGATAATTACGCATCTTGAAATGAGTATTATAGTTCAGGATATCACCCTCTTCACTGTATTCTTCAACAGCAGAAGCCAGACGAGATACTTGGCAACCCGGTTTCAAGAGTTCTGCAGGGATATAAGAAGTAGGCTGACCATCAGCTACAAAACAAGTATATACCCACAAGTTACCGTCCTGATATGGAGCACCTGCTACACGTACTTGGAATTCCTTATCATCAAATTCCAATACAGCAGTAGGACCAAACCAGTTATCTTCTAACCACAGCATAATAGGTGTATTGCCAAGACCTGCAGTTGAATTATCTGTAATAGCTGCGCCATTCCATTTTGCATCTCTAATTGTAACTGCTCTATCGGCATCAATCATTACATTCCACTCCCAGCTCGGTTGATCAATAGTCATTACGTTACCAAGACCACCAGTAAGCATATCCAAAGAAGTGTTGTAACCGTTATCTTTGGTACCGAACACATAGGACAACACAGTAGCAACCTGATACGGATTCTATTGTGATGCTGCAGAAATCTTAGCGGTATCAATCAAATCACTGAACCACTTACCTTTATACAGTACCAAATTATTTAGAATATTATTATCCATAAAATACTAGTAAATTAATTTTTAGTTATTATTAATTAGCACGCAATCTTCGTGCGAAGGAATTCCACATAGACTCGGTGCTAGTGTTATCCTGTTTCTTAGTCTTTCTACTTACACCTGTTCTATTGAGACTATTCTTAAACTTGTTAATAGCTGCATTTTGGCCTTTTACTTCAGCAGCTTTTACAAGCGTATCTCCTTTCATAGTAAAGTAGGCAGACTCAATTAAATTTTTTACGCTCTTAGACCAATCTTTTTGAAATTTGGTCATACCATCAGAGGTAGGTTTGAATATATATTCCAACAGTATTTGTTTATCCTTTTCTGGAATTTTAACACCGCGAATATTATCCATGCCCTTTATTTCGTTGACAACGGTATCAAAGTACTCCTGTTGACGTTGGGCTGCGAGCTTAGCGGCATTTTCTTGGTCTTTCAATAGCTGTTGTTTCTTATTCTCTCTTATGTCCTTAAGGGCTTCAGCAGCATCTTGAGACTCATCTTCAAGAATACCGGCTTCCTCATATTTAGTAAGTTTCTTTTCAATCTATTTAGCATTAAAACCCTTTTCTTTAAGGAATTCTTTCAATACTAACTTCTGATTACTTTCATCTTCGAGATCGATATCATCAAGATCAATTTCATTATCAATTGAGAAATAATCTCTCAAATTACCACCATTCTTAACAAACTTATCAAGTTGCTCAACTTCTTCACTAGCGTATTGTGGTACTGAGTTTTCCTCAATTACATCATTAAAGTAATCAATTAAATCTTCTACAGTCTTAGGTTTATCATCATCCTCAATGTCATCCCAACCTAATTTTTCAGATAAAGAGTCAAAGAAACCTGTTACTATGGTAGTTTCATCAGCAGACTCTTCTGGTTCTTCTTCCTCAACTTCAGGTTCTTCTACTTCTTCTTTTGTAGTAGTCTTAGGTTTAGCCTTGGGTTTAGATTTTACTTCTTTATCTTCTTCTTCAAGCTCTTCCTCTTTCTCTTCCTCAGTTTCAGTTTTAGTATTCTTACGAATATTATTTAACTCTTCTTCACTGAGTTCTTCTCCTACTCCTTCAAGATCAATTTTTGTTTCTTCCTCTTCCTCATTAGTAGGAGAAACAATAGGTTTATTCTTTACACTTGCTCCTGGCATGAGTTCTTCAAACACCTCAAAACCGTTCAATGTTATATTATCCATAATTATATATAATTAGATTTATTATTTTTTCTTTCTTCCTTTATGTTTCCATTTTTTCGCGTTCTGAGCAAAGATAGCCCTCTTACGTGTCAATGGATTTTTACTATGAGTAAGTTCTTCTGTAGTTTTACCAGTTCTTTTCTTTAAGGCATTAAACTTACCTCTATTCTTCTTCTTTATGTGAATACCACCATACTTATATGAAGGTATAGGGTATTCCGGCATGATACCTGTATAATCTATTAGATCACTCATCTTTGTTATTATTAAAGTAAGCATTAGCTCCTAATGCAGTAGTACCAAGCAACGGAATAGTGTTAAACCATTTAGTATACGCATTAATATTCTTATGCTGTTTAAACATCTTCTTTATAGGATCACTATCAGACATTTTATCTAGATACTTCTTAAGTAGAGTAGACGATACTGGTTCATCTAAATTCTATACATCTCCATTCTATTTGAGCATAGTTCTTAGCTAATTCATATAAGCTTTCTATTCTGTACCTTTTCTATAATAACTGGTAGCATCTGTCTATTTTAATGAATTCTCTAGCTGTTTTAACATATTATTGTTAATAGTTGTATTTGCATTTCTACTAATTATATAATCAGTATAATGATTCATCTCATGATTAGCTAATTGCATAGGATCTCTATACATTCCTGTGTTTACCCATAAATCAAACTCATTAGGTTCTGCTCCTACTCCGGTCTTATTAAATCGTTCTTCTGCAAATGGTTTAGCCTATAATCTTCCAGAAGCTACCATATCTTTGGGTTGAACTTCAGGTAAATCAAAGTACCTATGTTGATACAAATCATCAAGCAGATCATAAGTTTCACTATAATTAGTACCGAATATTTTATCTGCCTATTCAGCTCTATTACGGTAAGGTATCGTATTAATATCTTCTAGAACTCTATTTCTAGAATTAGCTATATCTGATAAATAATCTCTTTTCTTACTAATATTACCCAGAGCCTAATTTATTAAACTTTGTTCAGTTCTATTTACAGTAGGAATGTATCTAGCAGCAGCTTTTACATTTCTTAAACCACTAGGAACAAAAGGTAATACTGTAAGAGCGGCTAGTCCAGCACCTAACCAATCTCTATTCTTTACTGCATCATAAGTGTCTTTAGCCGATATAGCATCACCAATAGGAGTCATATTAGCAGCATCTTCAAGACTGAACACAGGTTTTAAACCTTCTTCTAGAGGTCTACCACTACTACTTCTACCTGTAGCTTGATAGAATCTTTCCTTCTCAGGATCACCTGTTTGACCACCTTCAGCAAATGCTTCTACTTTCCAATCCCAATAGCCTTTACCGGGATTATTCTCCCGGTAAGACTTTAGGTTCTGCATTCTCTATTTAAATGCTTGTCTATCCATATTAGTACTTACATGTTTCTAAGTACATCTTTAATAGATTAACTAAACTTTCAGGATCTGATGAATGTGCTCTAAGACATATCATTGGTTCTTTATCTGTTTCACAAAACTTATCGTGTAGTACTAAATAATAAGTTAAAGCACTACCGTCTATATTACTAGTGCACCACCAATAACATCTATAATTTTCATTCAGATCTTCAGGATATTTCTACTAAAGATATTTCAATGTTTCTTCACTATCCATAATTTTTTCAATTATTTCTTTCCGCCTTTGCCCTTCTTAGAGCTACCAGACTTTTTACCTCCACATGCCATAATTAGTCTCTCCTATTATTTAATTGTTTTAAGATACTGTCTCCAATTCTTCTTATTAGCCTTATAAGTCTTCTTTCTGTCCTTAATCTTGTACTTATCAAGATCTTCAGGCTTACGTGTTTTCAGATAATCAAAGTTATCGTCATTAGCATAAGCTTCCATCTCATAAGGAATAGTATAGTAAGCACTAGATGCAGGGTATATAATTGGGTTACCTTTAATCCATTCCCACACATAAGACCAATAATAACTTATCCATCTCTTTTTATCTTTAGCTTCATAGAGATGAATATTTTCATGATTCCAAGTAGTAGGCTTAATCTGAGATTCAGGTTTTCTACTTAACAAGTAACCACACCAGCTCATTGCAGAATAACCACTAAATGGATAATGATCCATATGCTTATACTCTACTTTATCTGCTTTTACTTTAGTAAATAGTTGTTTAACTATCCACCATGTTTCTTTAAACCAATTCATAATTATTTCTCTCCTGTTACTTTATTCTTAATCGCAGTTTTGGCTTTTAATCTTTCTCTTTCCATTGCTGCCTTGTCTTTAGCTGCTTGCAACTTCATTTCGTGGTCCATTCTTTCTCTTTCAAGCTGATTCTTCTTATCTTCTATCTCTTTTTTCATTTTCTGCTCTCTAATCTTAGCATTGAATTCAAATTGTTTAGAAGCTTCATCAGATGCTTGCTTACGTTCAGCTAAAGCTTGTTGAGCTATCTCTACTGGATCTGGAATTCCATTACCGTCTTGATCCATATTCTCAGCACCTCTATAGGCATTAAGTTGAGCTACAGTAATCTTAGTAGCATTATCTTGATCTATCTTATATTTCTCAAGATCCATTTCTGCTTCTTTAATCATAAGCTCCTCTTCCTTAATCTCATTTTGCATCTGAATAGCTTGCTGTTCACGTTCTGCTTGAGCTTGTTCCATAGCTTGTTGTTGCTCCATACGTTTTTGCTCAATTTCCTCTAATCTAGACTTAATCATACTAATATTATCCATAGTAATGATTTCAGCTATATCAAGTAAGCTAGCTCCGTTCTGCATAGCAGGTTGCATTAACTGCTTAAGTGTTTCTATATACTGTTGATTCTTAGTAGTATCTTCTATAAAGATATCAAAATCCTCATAAAGCATATCATCTGATAGCGTTAAGAATGCTCTAGTAGCATCATCTAATATATATTGTAGATGAGTTTTACTACTATCTTTCCAAGCCCATCTAGCAGTATTAAGTAGCATAGTTAAGCATTCTCTCTTTACCTAATTGTGTGTCCAGAACCAAGGTTCAGTAATATGAGCTGATTGTACTACAGATCGTTCTACATTACCTACTAATTCATTAGATGAAATAGAACCTTCTCTTTGCTTACTAACTCCAGATATCTCAGATAGCATACTTTCAATCTTATCCATAAGATTAATATACTAATCTATGGTATTAGCCATAGTAAGGTCAAGAGCTGTAATCTAGTTAAACTGACTAGGTTTACCTCCTTCTCTACCAGGTATATCCCATCCTTCTTCATACGGATTAATAAAGTTTACACCAAGAGCAGATAAATAATGCATCCATTTAGATACATCTATATTCATAGATTTTGGTATCTAAGTAATATCCATATTTACTACTTTACCTTTATCTCTAGCCATAGCAAGCTCAAGTCTATACCATAGTACAATATACATATACTGTAATGGTTTCATCATGCTTACTAAACTACGTGGTCTACTGTTTGTATTATTATATACTACTCCAGTATAAGGCAATCTCTAAGAGTTAGGATTATCAGATGAAGTATATTGATATTCTAATGGTTGTATTCCTATATATAAGTCTTCTCCAGCTCTATATCCTTCCCATACTTCGGTAATCCATTTCCATTCTACATTAAGTTCCATCCCGGTCTCTTTATAGCTCTCATCTACTTGATATTCTTTAGGCTCACCTAATTCAGGATCAATTATAGTAACAAAACCTATTTTCTTAAATGATTTCCAGCAACAGTGCCATACTTTCACACTATTAGTACTATCAAATGGATTACTACTGAATCCGTTAATAGTATGTGTTTTAATATGAGTATAGTCTAAAGATGTCTTTCTTACTTCAGGATTTATACCTCCTTTAGAAGCTTGATCCATCATATCTAACAACTAATTTAGCTGTTTCTCAGACATCTTATCGTATAATCTATCATATAGTTCAGTTACAGACATATTCATTTCATAACAACACCATTCTGCGTCATGAATGAATTCCAAGTCGGACGTTTCAGTATCATAATCAAAGTAGATAGGATTAACACGTTCGAGGCACGGTTCTCCATTCAGTATACCTACATAGTATATCTCTTCCCCACCAACTAAAGCATCCTTCCAACCTTTAAAGAATTCATGAGTAATGTTTAACTTATTTTTTAAGTAATTAAGACTGTGATATGCAGTTACTTCTGCTATATCTTTATAGTCTTTACTCATGTATTTTTGTATCTACTAAGGAGTCATTATCTCACCATTCTGTAAAGCTTCCTAGTATCTAGCTTGTTCTTCAGGACCTAATTTACTCATTATAGTAGCCTGAATGTAATCTATTAAAAGCTATTTAGCTCTATCCTACATTTCACTAGCAGCTATATCACTTGTACGTACTACTCTGAAGTTGAATGGTCTTTTAGTTTCTTCTCCCAACAGTAAGTCTATTTTAGGCTTAATTATATTATAATCCTAAGCCATTGCAGGAAAACCATCCTGCTGTTTAAAAGGATTAGTAACATATTTCAGATCTTTTTCATTGTATATACTATTATAAAGATCATAGTATGTTTGCATCTCCTCTCTGCGAGTTCTGTTATTACCATTTCTAGAACCTCCTAAACTACGACCTATAACATAGTCTATACAACTTTCTTGCCAGTCTTTTGTCTTCTTAGACATAGGAAGTTTCTGTATTGGCATTTGATTAATATTATTCATAATTAAAACATATATGCTTCGATATTATCTATAGCTTCGTCGTCACGAAACCATTCTTGAGTAAATATAGGGCCTTCAAACAGTACCCTATTTCTATTCTCTTTTTTAATCTCTTTTACTTTAACATTATATAGCTATTCTCTATATATCATTACTTGGGTCAACGCCATTACACGGTCTACGTTAACTACATCGTTTGCAGCTATAAGTTCCTCTAATAGCGGTTCCGACATAATATTGTATAAGTTCTTCTTGCCATCTGCATTAATATCGTTTAGCCAATCCTTTATTAGACCCCAACCCCATTGCTTAATTTGCTTATTCATGTGGCAGCCCTTCTTTCTATTTACTTTAGAATTACTTACTATATCGTTGATTATATCTGGTTGATCAGCAAGTAAATAGTCACAATGTTTGTTAGTAAAGTATACAAATATACCTTTGTTTTGATTCTCATACATTGCTCTAGCATTATAGTATATAAGCAATTTACGTACATTTTCATAGAAATCTTCTGCTGACTTAGGTCTACCTGTATACTCTGCTACTATTATATCTGAATACTATTCTATAGACTATACTCTCTTATATATAAAACAAGAACCTAATGATGTAGTACTCGATTCATCATAATCATATGAGTCTATACCTGCAATATACAAACCAGCGCTAGCATCCTTATTAGGATGCTCCCATATTACTATAGAACCGGTAGGATCGTCTCCCATTAATGCTCCAGTAACTTCATCCCTTTTAGTTCTTAATGGGTAATGTGTTATATCTCCTGTCTTCTTAATAACCCATTTAAGACTACCGTCAGGTTGCCATACTAGATCACCTACCTACTTATGATTCTATAATTTTTTATTAGTTCTGAGTAATGATAACTACTCTTGTAATTCCTTCTTGGGGAATATGTTACCATTAAACTCTAGCATGGCCTCTGCTGGAGTAATAGGTCTCTCTGCAACGTATCTGTCAACTGCTGCGTTATTAGTGGCATTAGTTATTACTACTTGCCTTTCTGCTAATATGTGTTCTAAAGACTTCTTACGGTACGTATTACCGTCCTCGTCCATATATATACGTTTACCATTCTCATCACGTATATCTAAGTTAGTATATTGAGGTACAAAGAAACCACATTTATTAGTAGTAGCAGACTCATCCCATATGTTATCAAACCCTAAACAATTGTATCCATCAGGGTTGTAAAACATATCCTTCATAGTTTCAAATGCAGAACCTTCATCACCACCAGTACCCCATACTATCATAGTACCAAAGGCTATACCATCTACCTCTACAGAAGGTCTAGCAATTTGCCATGCTGCTCCTAATTCAGAGAAAGAACCACCTTCCTCAAACATAATAAGATTAGCTTTCTTACCACGTACTACATCAGGATTATCTTTCAAAGTAACCCCTATAATCTCTGACTTATAACCTAATTCTATAATATTACCGTAGTCATCCTTAGTATAGAATCCTGCACGTCTACGCATCTAAGTGTTAACTGATCTCTTCTTACCCCACGCAGTATTCTTATCTATAAAGTCCATATAATCCCAAGCTTTAGTAAGAATACCATCATCTGTCAAATACTATTTATTTGATGCATATATGAAGGTTTTAGAGTATGGTATTAGATAGAAATTACGGCATGCCATAGAACCACCTTTGTATGAAAAACCTTTACGTCTAGACTTAAGTAAGCATAAATGTTTACCCTACTCTTGGGCTTCCTGTACTGCATTAAAATAGTAATAGTCATAGTCCCAGAAGTCGGGGAAAGTTACTTCATTAACACGTTTTACTTTAGTATTACCTAATTCATCTGTAGTAATATGATTGACTATACGAGATATAGGACAATAGTTTAAATAAAAATAGTTATACCCGCTAATGAAATCCCCATCATCAGCTGTATAACCATCTACACATCTTTTACTTTCCTCATCCCAGAACTTAAAATATTCTGAAGTAGATTCAGGAAAATTACAATAACTACCAGTATTAATAAAATTTAACGCAGCCTAACGAAATTTGTTTGAATTTATAATTTTCTTATTAAAATCTACCATCTTTTAACTCTTCAATACTTAAATTATAATAATGTAATTTTCTGTGGCAATTAGAACATAATACTACACATTTATCTATTTCTTCTTTTATAGCTTTATAAGAATTACTTTGCATCCATGACACTTGTGTTGTCTTATTACCCAAATGATGAAAGTCTAAACAAGCTACATCTTTCTCGCCACATATACAACATCCTACAGTTTTAAAACTAGTAGCAAAGTTATATTTCTTTAATCTCTTATTTCTAGAACATTTTTTGCATTGTCTTATTCTATGCGGATTTGTATTATTATATACATCTTTACTGTCTATTATAGTATTGCATGAATTACAATAATATTTATTATTTTTTGTTAAATATTTATCAAATTCAGTTTTTATAGTTATATTGTCATAAGAACAATTACTCGTATTTCCATCTATATATAAGCAGTTTTCTTTTAAAGCAGAATCTCCATATTTTTGATACGCTTGTAATTTAGACACATAAACTGTTTTTCCATTACTTAAGTAAAAAACTAGTAAATTCCTCCCGTTTTTCTTTTTTCTATATTTTACTATGTAATTTATAGGTACTCCACCTAGATATAGTTCTCCGGATTTATTTACACGATAACCTAAATTATATGCTAATATCGTTTCATTCATATATTTTAAAACAGTTTATAATATTTAAAAGGGGCGCGTTTCACAACGAACCCCTTTTTCTTACTTTATTAATCTTGAATTTTAGTAGAGGAGATTTCCAGTGGCTGCAACCTAGTTTCTTGAGCTAGGGTTTTATACGCCTTATATTTAGTACTCCCCACCTGGGCTAACATTACCCCAGACTACCTGTTCACGATAACTACCTATCCAACAAGTTTCCTTCTGCTATTATAGTTTCAAAGGACTAGTATTTTTTTAACGGTAAGTAGAGGGTCATTCTTATCATCTTTCAGAAGTTCGGATACTACCCACAGCTACTGCAAACTTACCGTTATTGGTAGCCCCACTACGACTCGAACGCAGACTAAGAGGGTTAGAGCCTCCTGTGCTAACCATTACACCATAGGGCAATAACACGTGGATATTCTTACCCTCCACGTAAGGGTTCTGATGGTTTAGAACCAAGATTTAATTCTCTGCCATAATGACTTCTTTACAGGTTTGTTCAAATATTCAGAAGCTTCTTCAATCTGTCTAAACACTTCTTCTGTATCCTTAGTCAAATCTATAGTAATCGTAAATTTCTTATTCATAATAAAATATTCATTTATACACTATAACGTGTTGTTAATATTTAGTTATATTTTAATGTATTATTTCGCCAACTCATATGGATTTACTTTAGCGTCTCCTTTAACTTTACCTATAGCTAATTCTTCAGCTTTAACCATTGTTTCTAGCGAATCAATACTCTTAAGTACTCCACCAACAGAAGTCATACCAGCTAGTAAGTCCTTAATCTTCTTTTCATCTAAAGTATCGTCTAATGATTCTTTATAGTATTTACTTACACTATCTAACTTTAGACGCATATTGTTTAACATTTGTAGAGCTCTAGTATTAAGTAAGGTTTTATATTCATCTTCACAAATCAATTCTTCTGCAGTCAATTTGTAATTCTCATCATCGAATATTTCCTTTTTCAGTTTAAGTTCCCTACTGTCTTCATCCATACTTTGTACATAAGGACTATCCCATTTATTCATAAGTACAATGTAACTTATTACTTTAGTAGCATGCTCCTTATTAGGTTTATCTGCATCCCACACTCTTCTAAAGCATGGGATGCCTATAGCATCTGGGTGTATTTTTACTTTACCTCCAATAAGATCAAATAGTTTCATTTGTAAGAACTTGTTTGTTATCTTCTTTGTTCCATCTTATAAGATCGTCTTTAGCAAAAGCATCAGAACAGACTATTGGCTTTAGTGTCCACTTACTGCTTATAGTATCATACTTACTTAATATAAGTACAATATCTCCTAGTTTATAGTCTATTACTTCTTCTTCTGTTATTATTTGACCATCCTACTATGCTATATATATAGTTCTACATTCAAAGTTATCAGATATATTTTTGATGCTATTAGTATCTACTTTATATAAAATAGCATTACCGTACTGGTCTATCAATAATTTATCCATATCAACAATCTGGTCTACAACCACATTCACAATCACAACCCAAATCACAAGGATTTTCAGCAGCTTTCTTTTCCGCTTCTTCTTGCCTCTTTTCTAGTAATCTATTATAGTGGTCTTTTACTTCATCATTTTCAACAAAAATACATTCTCTATCGTCTTCTTTACTGATAGGATACATTTTTAATACTATAGTGCCTTTAGTAACGCTTCTTCTATTTTTAGAACCATCCTTTTTTGTATATACCCACTCTCCATCTTCAGGAACATACCATATATAATCTACGTAAAAATGATCCAGTAAGCTAACATTTTCTACTTCTTTATCGTAACTAATAACAGTACCTCTATCTACTGAACAAATATACTTAACCATAATAATCAATCAATTAAATAACCTAAATAATATTCTTTCTATAATCTCGCTATAATTTCCTTAGCACGTCTCATTGGCACGTTCGGATTCACGTAATTGGGTTTCATCTGATAACTCTATATTATCTACTAAAACTTCTCTATCTCCTCCTGTATGCTCTACTTTTTTATATTCTTCATACTTCTTAAATAGCATGTCACACATTGCATTTACCTGATCAGCTCTACTAGGTTCTGCATTATTCTTCCCATTATCTACTATAGTAGTAGTAATACTGTCGATTACATCATTAGTGAAATCTTCATAAGTAATTACGCCTTCATTAATTAATTCATCTACTTTGTTATACAGGCGTTTCATTTCCTTACTAAATGAACTATAGAGCGGTTTATTGTTTTCCACTTCTAATTTCCACATCATTTTACTTTCTTCAATTGTCATATTCTTTGTTTTTTAACTCATTACAGATAGTATTACTTATATTTCCTGCAGCCCATCCTACTAAATAGGCATACGCTTCATTGCCGTCTTTAAAGTCTTGCGTATATAAACCTAATTGTTCACAAAAGTAATCTGCAACATGTACTGCCTCATGAGGAATCATATCTGGAGTAATATCTTCTGTACTAGTAACAGCTATCACTATCACACCGTATTTATTATCACTCTTACGTATTACTTTACAAGTAACCATTCCTCCATCATATTTATCTATTTCTTGTAATAACTTATTGTATTCACTTCCATCATTATTACCGTATACATCAAGAAATATAAAATATTTATCCAAATCCTCAATATTAGTACTTACAAATAATAGTCTAGGATATATTTCAGGACTATAAACATCGTACGGTTTCTTTTTCATATCTTTTCTTTAATTTGAATTTACCCAAGTAAGAGAATCTGACAGGCTTTGGATCTAAATCAGATATAACGCTGTTAGTAAATCTAAATGGACTATTACATATTACTTCTATGATAGGGTATGGTATGTTATACTTGTTACTTAATTTAGTATATATACTCACTTGATTCCTCATTTAAATCTATCTTTTTGTAATATTTACATTCTTCTAAAGTAGAAGAGTTATCGAACGTATTAGGTCTTATTATATTAATTATAGTTTTAACATCGTCCCAATTTCTATCTTCTATACAATTATCATAGATAGATTGTAGTTTGTATATTTCCTGTTTATTATACTTACGTATGGGAGTATATGCCACAAAGTTATATCTATCTATTGTAAGTAACTCTATACTAGTAGGAATAATCTCAAACTTATTACATGGTAAGTCTCTCTTCTTTAACTTATTCCACAACTTAGTAAATATGTTATATTCCTTCCAACATAATATAGTGCCAGGTCTTACTATTGTTGTTTTAATCTTCATCTTTATTTACTCTTAATATTATAGTAATTTGTACTCTATCGCCGATTATTTCAGGTATAAGCGCCTTATTTACTACAACTTCATCTTCAATCTTACCTTTAACTAATATACCTTGCTTCTTAAACCTAGCTATATATCTACTAAGATTATCAGGAGTAATACCTAATACTTTCCTAATATATTTTCTGTTTTCAGTAGATATTACATTTTTACTTATGTTAGGGAGCTTAGGAGTGTTAACATCTATTGCTATGAATGTAGCTAGTAACTCTAGCTCCCTATCAGTAAGATCAAGTATACCATTAAGGCTCTTTAAGAATTCTGTGTTTAAATCGGCTTTGCTTACGCTTTTTACCAATTTATTCATTTGTTAACGTATCCTTAATTTTATTTAAAACCTTATTTAAGTTATAATACACAGTCTCAGCTTCTAACTTAACACAAGGTTGTATTTCGCCTTTATTTGCTTTTTCATTAGTCTCTTTTAAGTTACTTTCGTATTTCTTAAGTAAGTCATCAATGAGCTCTAAAGTAGCATCTACATTATACTTACTTTCATCATCAACACTTAAAAGGTAACCTTCTTCACATAAGTAATCCGCAGTATCATAATCTAAAGACATCATTCTAGTATAATTATCTTCACTAACGTTAAATGACACTAAACCTGTTTCATCTTCTGCTAATACATCACCTTTCTTAGCAGAACCAAATTCCTTAATTACTTTGTAGCTCATAATATTTATTTTAAATGTTTATGTATCTATAAACGGCAGATTAAATAAATGTTAAAATCTGTTAACATTTATTAACATTTATTATCTATATAATAAAAAACCCTGACTAACGCCAGGGTTCATTCTAACAATGAGTTATAATTTTAAATCATATTTGATACAGCAATTATATCATATGGTTTGACTAATTGACTATCCTTAAACAAATCAAAGTCCTTAGCAAACTTTTTATTATAAACAATAGTATCTCCTACTTTATATTCACATTCTGTTAAGCATGTGGGAATCTTCAATACTACACCTGTTGAGTATTCAGATTCTACTTCCTTAGTTTCAGTTTGTGTATCATACTTATTGAAACCATCTTCATCAACTTCACCTGTAGGAATCTGCTCTGTTATCTCTTTAGTAACCATAACTGGATCTAAAGGCTTAACTAACACATCTTTCAACATCGTATACTTAATTCCATTTACTACTGTTTCTAGTACTTTATCTTCCATAATATTCTATATTTAATACTCAAATAACGTATTATTTCTTATTTTGTTTCTCTAATATTAATATATTTCCGCCATTAGAACAACAATAACGTCTAGCTAAAGTAGGACAGTTTTTATTTAAAAAATAACAGCCATCACAACTACCTATTGGATTAGATTCTATTATAAATTGTTTGTTGTCAATTGTTACTGGTATTCTATTCTTTACTATCTTCGCTAATTCCTAATCATTTAATGTCATAGTCTTTTCCTTTTCCGTGTTTATCTAAGTAAAGCATAGCTATTGCATTCCAAGCTACAGCAGCTAAGTGGTTTACTTTAGTTTCATCATCAATCTTATTACCTTTCTCATACTCAAGTAGATGTCTTAACATCGCTGCTTTATAACGTTGGTAACCATTCTCTAAGTTTTGCCAATTGTTATCACCATACTTAATAGAACCAGCAGTATAAAGCTTTACTATGTCTTCAATCTCTTCTAAAGGTAATAAATCCCAACGTAGCTTACCGTCTTGGTAATCATTTTTCTTCCCCTCTTTCATAAGATATATAGACCTGTTTATCACCAAAATTCTTTAATATGTTACTATCTATACCTATTATAGTAGCTTCATTATTTAAACAAGTTTTATACTTTAATACTAAAGTATTAGGAATATCATTAAATAGGTCTGTTATAATAGCAGAATCTATATACAGCTTTACATTAGTTATATTTATCTGAGTATTATAAATATCATCTATACTATTGTCAATATCACTTATTGTAATTTTATTCATTGCTTATCTCTTTTAAGTATAAATCCTTGGGTACACAATGAAGTAATCCTAGAAGGGCAATAACAATTATATAAATCACATCCTTGACACATACCTTTTACTTCATTCTCTACTAGAGTATAAGGTTTATTACCAAAATATACTTTCTTACCTAAGTATGCTACTTCTCTAACTTGTTTCTGTTTCATAGTAATTATATTTGTGATTATCTAAAGTAGGAGTAATTAATATTATAACACTTTACTTAACTAGACACTGTTATTACTTTACCCCTCTTACTCCCCATATAACGTCTAATATACTGTCTTAGTTACTATTTCTTTAACATTTATTAACATTATTTATAGTTATTTAACGCTATTAAGTTCAATGTTTTTAACATTCATTAACGATTTTAACTCATCAGCTAACTTCTTAGCATCTGGATGAGCTGCACCACTACAACGTAATTCAAAGAAATGTTCCCAATCACTCTCAAAGCCTGTCATTACTAATTCTGTCTTAGTTGCATTAGGGAGTACTGCTCTTGCTTCTTGTGGTTTTAATCCTTTATTTATTAGTAGTCTGTATTGCATTCCTGCGTTGTTCAAACACCATAAAAAGTTGTCCGCTATACCATTATCTGAAGGTAACTGGATCTTCATATTATCAATATCACACCAATCTCCATCCCAGTAAGTATAATCTCCAGTAGGTATATCTAACCATGTAGGCTTAATAAAAGTAAGTTCATTTCCAAATTTATCCTTACTGTAGTTACAATATCTTTGAGACTCCTGTGCAAAGCTGAATACTCTGTGTCTAACAAACTCATGACTTACTCCTCTATCACATATAAATTTGGCTGTAATGCGCTTTTCATGATGTTCTGTAGGTTCTACTTGATACTGCAAATCATCTAATCTATCATTCTCTACTATTACTCGTAGATTAGTTGTCACATATATTGAATTTCCATGTTTACGCACTCTCGTATATTTCTTGTGATTACCATCTGACCAATATAGTCTAGCTGGCGGAAGGTGTCCGTCTTCTGTTTTATCTATCTTTAAGTAAATAGTACCATGCTCTAACATAGCTCCATGACCAAGCTTAATCATACGATCTACAAACTCTTTAGCACTGTTCTCTGTTATCTTATCTTCAGACTTATAACAAGTTCTACCTGCTAATTCTATCATCTTATAAGGATCTTTCTCCTCAATAATCTGTACACTAGACTCTATTAATTTCATATTAGTTTAAAAATTTCTATAGCTGTTATTTTTACTTGGCACATATATGTATGCCCTTCATATTCTTGTAGTCCTCGTTGCACCATATAGTACCGATCATCTACTTTTACTATTTCAGACCATCCGTCATCTGCAGGACCTATATACGTAGATCTATTATACATTTCTGCAGATTTATCAAATGGAATAGTATTGCCTATTATTTCGTATTCTATATTCATATTACTAATAACGCAAATATTAAGAATAATTACAGATATTTAACATAAATTAAACATATTTTAAAAATAAAATATAAAAAATATTTTATAAAATTTTTTGAGAGAGGTGGTGCGTGTGAAGATGTGTCACATCAAGATCCCCCGGCCTACTTCGCGCGGGGACAAGCCCCGTGCTTGTTGTTTAATTTAAAAATCGTGTACTATGGCTAGATACAACGAAATTGAAATTGGCAGAAGAGCCAATTATACGATTGCTGCTGTTGAGCAATCAGAGGATGGATCATATTGGATGATCAGTGTAAAGAACTCAAGTGGAGTACTTGAGTTTAACAGACTCTTCATCAGAGATGAAGAATTTGTAACCGAACACGAGGTCGGTAGTACTATTGAATTAGTCCCTTGGACTATGCCAATAATACCCATTAAGCGGCCAAACCGCAATGGGGAGATTAGAACCTTAAGGTCCATTAGTGGCCTCGCATTTAGCGAGACTGAAGCACAATCCGCTGCTTTGCGGAATATGCAGAATCTCTACGACCAAGCCGTAGAAATAGCTAATAGCGAGGAAACTCGCAGATTAGCAAAGAAGAACATGCTCTTTGTCGACTTTGTCGACAGAGACGAGTTTGTTAAATTACTTGAGGAAGGTGCAGAATAAGCACCTTCTTTCATGTACTTCTTTGAAAACTAGCGAAAGCTAACGATTTTTAATATATAGCGATTATTAAAACAAGAGAATAGCATAGCAAAAATAATGCGCCTGTTCTATAAACTCTATGACATAGGAGTATAAACTAAACTTGGTTAATCACTAGGAGTGTCTACGTGTTGACAGCCTGGAAAGACAGGCAATTTAAAAAACTCAATAACTTCGGAGTAGCGTAAGCTACGGAGTTGTGTAACAATCCCAAGACATTGAGGGCACCAGTTTCTTAGTTATCTGTCCTTGTCAGACAGATGTAATAGATTGCAGTTGCATGCAAGATTCTAAGTTTTAGGTGTAAAATGCAATTTAATCATTAACTAAATAAATAATCATATGGATAGAAACAGCGTTAATACAGAGTGGAAAAGAAAAGCAGATTTAGAGATTGCATACAATAATGGCTATTCTGATGCAGAATATAAAATATGATATTATGGACAAAGACACAGAATTAGGTATGTTATCAGTAATAATCACAATGATAGTATTATATCTATCTATATGGTTATTTAACTAAATTATTACGAAAATGAATAGTAAAGCTGAATTTTTTAGATTAGCAGGCAGTACTGTAGTCATAGAATATAAGGATAAAAGTATTATTACATCTATAAGAATAATAGAATTTGGAGAGAAAACAACTAAATTCATATTATTAAATGGTGATGAAGTAACTATAGACAATAATCAAAAACTCACTCGTAATAGTGAAGGATATGTTATAATTAAAGCACACAATGAACAGTCTAATCAGTAAATTATTAGGAACAGCAGTAGGAGTAAAAATAGGGAATAATACTATTATAGGCTTATTAGTAGGTGTAGCATGGGATGAAGATTTACAAATATCAGAGTTATCATTATCTCCTTCAGAGAATAATGTAAATACTTATCTCATTGACACATATGTTATGCCCTATTTTGACGAATACCTAAATGTAGTAGTATATACTGCATTATAATATTAATGCAGATTTATTTCGCAAAGTAATTATTCTATGAAATGCAAATTATCCTCATATGTTGTGAAACATAATTTAACCACGTTAAAGTATAATAATATAAGTTAGGTATGCCCTTATAAAGACTTAGGTAGCGCTAAGGACTATGTTATTATACTTCTCCTCTTAATGCAGCCGAGTGCCGGTGACAAGCCCGACAGAATGCAGAGTCAAGAAAAACATAATCCTATTTACTATGCACAAGTAAAGACCGATTATGAATCCACGTGGTAGATGCAGTTGTAGGTTCCAACTGGTGCACATCTTTTAGAGACAGTAACCAAGCTCGAAGTAAGCAGAGCGAATACAGGAGCTATACCTCGATAGGCTTAATGAGGTGCTTGACAGTCTGACACTAACTGAACAATAAGTGTCTATTTTTTAGCGTAGATAAGTTAAGTCATTAGTAGCTAATCATACTAAGTAATCGGCTCTCGATTAGGAGAGTGCTTAATTTATAATCGTGATAAGTATCAAAGAATATGTTGGGCAACGTGTGGTGACGCTATTACTTAGGGAGTAGGCCCGTAACAGTACAGCTCGACTAAGGAAATGTTTTCAAGCGCGAATGAGACATATTCTTTAAAATAGAGTAAGAGAAAATGAGGTCTTATATCAGACAGCTCTTAGCATAGCTTATAGTCACACATCGTAACTGATTACTATATTAATGCGCTTACTCTATTATTTTTATTGCATTAACTAACAAATAAATCAATTATATGGAAACAAAAGTAATAATAATCACTGTTCA